TGATGAAGGTGTGGCTGGACATCTTCTATAACAAGTTGACTAAGAATAACATCCCTTTCAAGATGGTTGCTAACGTACACGATGAAGTACAGATCGAAGTACCTGGTAACTTTGCTAACAGTGTAGGCCGCACAGGAGTACGTTGCTTCAACGATACGGCTGACCTGTTAGCGTTACGCTGTCCGTTGACAGGCGAGTACAAAGTAGGCCCGTCGTGGGCAGAAACGCACTAGGAGGTTTAATGAATGTTTAACAAAGTAAGCCCTAATGATGTTATTGCAGTGTGGTTTAGCTGCGGTGCTGCTAGTGCAATGGCGGCAAAACTTACACTAAGTATGTATCGGAATTACGCTGACGTAAGGGTGGTTTATAACCCTGTTATTGAGGAAGATGAAGATAATTTTAGGTTTCTAAAAGATGTAGAGAAATGGCTAGGCATTGACATTGAGCTAGCTAAAAATGACAAATACCCAGAAGCATCAGCAGAGATTGTCTGGTCAGATAGGAAGTTTATGTCCGGTCCTATGGGAGCGCCCTGTACGCTAGAACTAAAAAAGAAAGCAAGACAACAATGGGAACAGCGCAACAACCCTGACTGGAACGTGTTAGGTTTTACCTATGAAGAAAAAAAGAGACACGATAGATTTGTTTCATCAGAGCGAGATAATGTTTTACCAGTGCTAATTGATGCGGAGTATACGAAACAACAGTGTATAGATGCACTATTAGACGCAGGTATCGAGCCTCCCAGGATTTATCGTATGGGGTACCCAAATGCAAATTGCATAGGGTGTGTCAAAGCATCTTCACCAACATACTGGAACCACGTTAGGAAGCAGCATCCTGAAGTTTTTGAGAAACGCGCTAAACAATCTAGGGAAATAGGAGCTAAACTGGCAATTGTTAAAGGTGAACGAATTTACTTAGATGAACTAAGCCCTACTGCTCAAGGGAGAGCCCTAAAATCAATGGATTTTGACTGCGGGATCTTTTGTGAGGAAGGAAAAACGTAAATATTCCACATAAAAGTTGCCAACACAGAAATCCGTGGTACAATATAGTAAAGTAACAAAGAAAATCATTCATTGTTATTTTTGTTTAACTACTAGGAGATTAACTATGGAAGAAGAAATTAACCCCTATGATGAGGGTTTTAATGATGGTTTTATTGCGGCGTGGAAACAAGCTTTGAGAAAGCTACATCCTGAACTTACTGAATTTGAAATTGAACTAGTAGCAAAGAAGGAGCAGTAATTATGACTAAACCCATTACGATCAAAGCAACTATTTTTTGGTCTGAGTTGAACAAGCGGAATAAGTTTAGTAATAAGTATCAAGTTACTCTCGGTGAACTGAGTGACAAAGCTGTTGCTGCGTTGGAGGAGATGGGCATTGAAGTCAAAGACAAAGGCAATGAGCTTGGTCTTCATATTGTTACCAAAAGCAACTATCCGATCATTGCTTACGATGATGACGGTGATCCTATCAGTGAAGATACGCTTATTGCTAACGGCAGCAAGGCTGTTGCTGGCATTGGTTTTTATGATTGGAACTTCCAAGGCAACAAAGGCCGCAGTCCTACGCTGAACCGCCTTGTTGTTACTGAACTGATCGCCTACAACGACGGTGGCCCTGTTGATCTGGATGAGGCGCTGTAGTGCTTCTCATCGACGCAGATATTGTTGCCTATCGCTGTGCCTGGATGACACAGGAGGAGGATGAAGACAACGCTGTATCGACAGCAAAGCACTTCATGTACGATCTTGTGACGACAGCGTACAGCAAGCTGGGGGTAGACAACGAAGACGACATGGACTTTGTTGCCTACCTTACCGGCAAAGGTAACTACCGCAATGATGTAGCTGTTAGCTACCCTTACAAGGGCAACCGTAAGCGTGAAAAGCCTGTCCATCTCTACGCCATTCGACAGCATCTCATCGAAAACTGGGATGCTGTTGTTTGCAACGGTGAAGAAGCTGACGACAGGATTGCTATTGAGATGACGAACAACCCTGACGCTATCGCTGTTAGCATTGACAAAGACTTCCTGCAAATACCAGGCAAGCACTACGATATGGTAACAGGACAGTTCACTGACATTGATGAGACTGAGGGGCTTCGTCGTTTCTACAAGCAAGTGCTGACGGGTGATCGTGTTGACAACATCATCGGTATCAAGGGTGTCGGTCCAGTTAAGGCTGACAAGTTCATTAACCCCTGCAAAACAGAAGTGGAGATGTATAACGTATGCAAGGAGCAGTACGAAAAGGCAGGGATGCCTGTCGAGCGTGTCATCGAAAATGCACAGCTACTGTGGTTGCGCCGCCATGAGGAACAACTCTGGCAACCTCCCAAGGAAGATTCCGGTGAAGAATAGACGCACTCGGAAAAACGTACCAAAGGGATTTGACAGTTGGCTGGAATACGATCTGTACCAAGTGTTGAAGGGATGCAAGTATCACAGCGAGACTGTCAAGTACATTCAAGAGAAACAGTACCACCCTGACTTTATCTTCCACAACGGACGTTACAAGGTCTACATTGAAGCAAAGGGTCGTTTCCGCGACAAGGCAGAGGCAAGGAAGTACGTCGATGTCAAAGCAGGGCTAAACAAATGGGAGACGTTAGTATTTATTTTTCAGAATCCAATGACGCCCATGCCCGGTGCTCGTAAGCGTCAAGACGGAACTAAGTTTACAATGGCAGACTGGGCAAACAAACATGGGTTTAACTGGTACAGTAGAGAAGACTTACCGCCACAATGGAGGGGCTTATGAAAATCATGGTCATACCTGACTGCCAGGTTAAGCCCGGTAACAGTGTTGAACACCTACGCTGGGCTGGCCTGTATGCAGCAGATAAGAAGCCGGATGTTATTGTAAACATTGGGGACTGGTACGATATGCCAAGCCTGAGCAGCTACGACGTAGGCAAGAAGTCCTTTGAAGGACGACGCTACCAGAAAGACATTGCAGCAGGTAATATGGCAATGGATGTGTTCATGGAGCCTATTCTGGCTGAACAACAGCGACAGCGTAGCAACAAGAAAACTATCTGGAAGCCAAGGATGGTATACACCACCGGGAACCACTGTTATCGTATTGAGCGAGCAGTCAATGACGATCCCAAGCTGGAAGGATTACTCAGTTACAATGACTTCAACCTTAAAGACTACGGCTGGGAAGTTATTCCGTTTCTTCAGCCAGTTGTAATTGAGGGCGTAGCTTTCTGCCACTATTTTACTAGTGGGCCTATGGGGCGTCCTGTCTCAAACGCTCGTCTGCTGCTACAGAAAAAGCACATGAGTTGTGTACAAGGTCATGTTCAAAACAGAGACATTGCTTTTGCCCACCGCGCTGATGGCACCCCCATGACTGCGATTTTTGCTGGTACATTCTATCAACACGAAGAAGATTATCTAGGCCCACAAGGAAACCAACATTGGCACGGAATTTGGATGTTGCACGAAGTTAAAGACGGGGCGTTCGACGAAATGCCGGTTAGCCTTACTTATTTGAGGAAACGATATGGACAAGAAAGCGGAAAGATTAGCCTGGCAGCGTAAACAAAGGAAGCTAAACGGAAATAAACATACTAAGAAATATGAAAAGACTCGAAAAGGTTTTCTTATGCGTAAGTATCGAAACATGCAGAGCCGTGTTGCGGGGATACAAAAAAAGAAACAACACCTCTATAAAGACAAAGTTTTGCTTGATAGGGATGATTTTTATGAGTGGGCCATTAATTCCCCCTGTTTTGAACAACTATGGACAGACTGGATTGCGTCTGGGTACGAACGTAAACTGTGTCCTACAGTAGATCGTATAAACAGTTCAGAAGGCTACATGGTGTCAAACATGCATTGGATGACCCACTCTGAAAATTCAAGGCGAGGCTGCTTTTCAAGGTACGGGATTGATTCATGTTAACTCTAAATGATGTAATCGACAGGCTGAAGAAGATTGATGAAGTGTCTCTGCTGGAAGTGCTTGACATTGACAGCAACGACATTGTTGATAGATTCATTGATCGTGTTGAAGAACGCTTTGACGATCTACAGGAGGAATTGGAATGACAGTCTGCCTCAACATGATCGTCCGCAATGAGGAGCACTGTATCAGGGAGTGTCTTGAGTCAGTCAAGGATAAGATCGACTACTATGTCATCTGCGACACAGGCAGCAGTGACAACACCATTGACATTATCAGGGAAGTCCTTGGACCACACGGTGAAATACACAAACATGAATGGAAGAACTTCGGACACAACAGAACAGAAGCACTGAAGTTGGCTGACTCGTCTGGTTGTGACTATGCTTTCATTATGGATGCTGACGACATCTTCAATGGTAACATCCCTGTTCTGACCGGAGACGTTGTTGAAGTACCGTCAATCACTGAAGGAGGCTTTGAATACACACGCAGGAACTTTGTCAAGCTCAACGCAGGCTTTCGCTGGTACGGTCCTGTCCATGAGTTTATTCACCGAGATAGTGCTTACTCTGTTCAACAGGTAATTAGTGCTGTTTGCCACATCAGAGCGCGCAGCATCGGTGCAAGGAACAAGGACGGCAAAGCTGCCAAGTACAAGCGTGACATTGAGATGCTGAAGGAAGCCTACGCTAATGAGAAACTGCCCAGGTATGCGTTCTACATTGCTCAGAGCTACTTTGGTCTCGAAGACTGGCGTAATGCTATTAAGTGGTATCAGCGACGAGCAAGACAAGGCGGGTATGCTGAAGAAGTAGCAGTGTCTATGCGTAAGGCAGCGTTGGCTAAGGAGCTTGCAGGGCATTCTGTTAACGATGTTAAGCTGGCTATGCTCGATGCATGGGAGTGTCGGCCTAACCGTGTAGAGCCTTTGTACGATCTTGCCAGACTGTGCAGGACTGCGGATCAGCACTGGCAGGCACATCTGTTTGCAAGACAAGCAGCAGCAATGCAGCAGAGCAGTGACAGATTGTTTGTGGAAAGTTACATTTATGACTGGGCAGCCCTTGAAGAAGTAGGTTTATCAGCGTATAATATAGGTAACTATAAGATGGCAGCAGCTACCTTCTACAAACTGATTAACGACAACAAGGTGCCGGAAGAACATTTACCCCGTATTCTGCGGAACTTTGACGAAGCACAACTGAAA